TTTTCGTTATATATTTATATGTTATGATTTTTATTTTTTCGTTTTTTTGAACTATTAAAAATTAAGTTCAAAATAATAACTATTTTTCTACTCAAATAACTTGTTTACAAGTTGTAAACATTTGTAATATAATGGTTTAAATGATTTATTTTTGTGAAAAATAGATACTATGACAACCAATATTATCACATTCCAAAACCCAAATATGATTAAGTTCCTTAATTATAATTTGGAAAATGACACAAAACTGAAAAGTTACTTTATGATGTGGTTGAAATTAAATCTAAGTAAACCACCTAAAACTTACATACCAAAACCAAGTTCTAAACTAAAAGATAATGAGATAGTTATCAGAGTACCTGAAAATTATCAATATTGGTTTTTGTCTTTTACAAATCAAAAACTTTTAGAGAAAATTGTAACTGATTCTTTTTTTGTGATTGCTTTTGAAATGCTTTTTACAAAGCATTTTAACGAAAAACAAAATATCAGTATATCTCAAATTATTGAGAAATATAACTTAAATATTGATTTTGAAGACACTATAAAAAAACGTTTTTATCGCCTGAAAAATGGATAAAATAGAAGAAAATAACACTATTCCTGTATTTTTAGAATATGCTTTTCCGACTGATTTTGAAAATATTCTTATTAGTGATTTTGAAGCCAAAATCATTTTTAAAAATGGTTACAATTGGAAAAATCTATATTTTACTCCACTTACTTTCAAACTATTTACCGGTTCAAAAAACGGTTTTTATGGTGCTGAAATCAATTCAGGTTTTGAATTCTCTTTTGGAGGCGAAAATGTTGAGTTATTCAAAAGTCTATTTTCATTTTTGAACACAAAACTAATTTTCATAATTACTTATATTGATGGTCAAAAAAAACTACTCGGAACTAAACAAAAACCGTGTTTGATTTCTTTAAGTTCTGAAAATCAAATAAATTCAATAACAAAATTTACAGCAGAGACAAATGATTTTTTGAGATTTATTTCTTCTCAAGACGAAGAAACTTCAATACAAAAATGGATTATGTCGTATGGATTTTGGAGTGATTTGGGTGTGTGGTCTGATTCTGAATTTTGGATTGATACAAATCAAGTTGAAATCAATACTTCAAACAGGATACTGGAGTGATTCAGGTGTTTGGAGTGATAATTCTTTTTGGACAGATTAATAAAATAAAATATATATAATATGCCAAACGCAATAGAAAATAATGAAAGTGGACTTAGTGTCCGTAATAAGATTAACGCATCTTTTACAGAGCTTGCTCAAAAAGAAGTAACCGCCAACAAAAGTCAAGATGTGGAAACAGACAAAGCATCTACAACTAAATTTCCATCTGTAAAAGCTATATTTGACTGGGCTACAGGATTGTTCGAAAAAATATCTTATAAATCGCAAAATATTGTAACAGACAAAGATTCAGTTTATAAATATCCAAGCACAAAAGCTGTATATGATAGAATTGAATCAAGAGTTTCAAAAACAAATCATTATGTACCAGCAATTGTTGCTCAACAAAATATTGAAGAATGTGAAATTGAAGATTTTATATGGTGGCATACAGACGGTATTTATCATATTGTTGGAATTTTTAATTTACTGATTATAGATCCTTCAGGAGCTTCCTTAAGTTTTTCATTACCTGTTGAAAGTCCTAATCAACCTGTTTTTGGTTTATGGAATTCAGAAAATGGAATAAGTGGCATAATTAAATTAACCGATGGAGCTATAAAATTAAATTTTCCTGAATCAATGAGTCAAAAAATAGTTTTATCTGCTTATGGCGAATTGTAATGTCCTTTACTATTTTTTTTCATTGAATTATAATTGTGCTTTAATTTTCTTTTTCACTTCTAAAATTCAAATTATGTAATATGGAAATTAACTTAATAAGAGAAATAATCGGTAAGCCCTGGGCAATTGAACCAATTTACGCTTCTATTATTGGAAGTAGTGTTCATGGTTTATTAGAACAGGCAGTTACTTATAAATCAACATGGGACGATATTCCAAGAGTAAAACAGGATTATGAAGATATTCAAATAGTTCACGTAAAAGGTGAATTATTAAAGAATGACACCAGTTCCGGCAAAATGGGAATGAGAACAATTGGTGAACTTATTCGAGCGGCTGAAACAAACGAAAATCTAAAAGGTTCAATTTTACTTATAGACAGTCCTGGTGGTACTGTTGATGGTACTATGGAACTTGTACAAACAATTGCAAAAGCTCAAAAACCAATAGTATCTTTTGTTGATGGAATGGCTGCATCGGCTGGTTATTGGATTGCTGCGGCAACTGATAATATCATTTGTGGAAATGACTTTGCTAAAGTTGGTAGCATTGGCGTTATGCTTAGTTTTGCTGATGTTCAACCTTATTACGAAGCTCAAGGTGTAAAATTCCATAGAATAAACGCAACTCAATCAACTGACAAAAACAAAGTTTTCGAGGAACTATTGAAAGGCAATTATGATGAATACAGAAACTCAGACCTTAATCCTTTGGCTGATGAATTCATAAGAAGTGTAAATTCATTTCGTAACCTTAGCAAAGAACAAATTACAGGCAAAACATTTTTTGCAAAAGATGTAGTAGGTTCTATGGTTGATAGTATCGGAACGCTTGATGATTGTGCAAATTTTATTTATCAAAACTCTAAAAATAAAAATACTATGTTTAACAAAAAAGTACAAATTGTTGGTGCTGATAATGGTGCAACTCCAACTTTTACTGAAGCTGATTTTCTTTCTATCCAAGCACAGCTTGAAGAAGCCAAAATCAAACTAACTTCACTTGAAGAAGAAAACCGTAAAATTTTGGCTGTAAAATCTGAAATCGAAAAACAACTTTCGACAGCTAAAGAAGAAATTGAAGAATTGAAAAAAATTGATGGTGCTCAAAGTGCTACAATTGTAAAAACAACTGATGCAAATCAAGCTGTTACAGCTCACGTTGTTAGTGATAATCTATCTTTTGAAGAAAACTTTCAAAAAATGTGTGAAATTTTTAATAACTAATTTTTAAATCAAATTATATGGCAGACGAATTAATTAATATAAGTTATCTTCAAGAAGAAGCTAAAACTTATCAAAAAGAATTAAGATTTCTTCCTTTTACTCTTTTATTGCCGGAACTAACAAGACTTGGAATAAGTTTATTACAAGTGGCAAATAAAGATACAAGATATGTTTCTGAAAGAAAAGGTGGCATTCTTAGACCTTATTCAGTAGGAATATATGTAGAAAAGCAAAAAGAAATTATACGTTTAAAACCAAGAGAATTAGAAGTAAAAACTTCTTACATCTCAATGGAAGACCACGTAAAAAACTACAAAGCTGCAAAAATTCTTAACAATCCGCAAGCCGGAACAGGTATTAACCAAACTAAAGAACACCCTCTTAAAAATTTGGTATCTACCGAAATTTTAAAAACAGTTTCAGAAGATATTTTAGACGCATTGTGTTTTGGTGAACGTGATGAAGCTGACTTATCTCCTTTGGGTTGTTTTGATGGTTATTATACACTTATTGATAATGAAGTTGCTGCAAATGAAGTATCAGTAGCAAAAAACAACTTGGTTGCAACAGGTACTATAGCAGCTCCGGTAGATGAAGACGATTACGATGCAATTGAAAAAATTATTCTTTTTGTTCGTAGTACAAACAGAGCATTAAGAACAGGAAAATCTATTTTGTACATTTCTCAAATGGTTTATTTTGCAGCATTAGATGCTTACAAAAATAAAATGAAATATGTAAATCCAGACCTTAATGGATTACAAAATTACATTAATGAAAATTGCGGTTCTCAAATTACAATAGTAATATCTCCTATTTTTGGAATAGGTGATTTAATGATATTGACAGTTCCGGGTAATTTTGATTTTGGTATGGATACATTCGGAGACGAACAATTTTTACAATATCGTACTCCTTACACAGATCCAAATATTTTCCAAATTTGGTTACAAGCAGACTTTGGTACTCGTATCAATTCTATTCATGCAAAAACTTTCTGTATCAATGACGGTACTCATACAGCTGAAAGTCTATCAGGTGATTATCAAGATGAAATAGTTGTTCCACCTCCTGTAATTCCATAGTTACACTTTCAAAAGTTAAGTTTTTTACTTTCAAAAAACTTAACTTTTCTTTAATTAAAAAAATAATAAAAATCTTTAAATCAAATATTTATGAAAAATCTTTTTAAAACAAAAAACATTTTATTTTTTTTCGCTTTCCTACTTTTTGGAGCTATCATGTTTTTGGGTTATGATAGTTTTGCCGGATTTATTCCAAGTGGTGCAATGACTTTTGGTTTTGTTCCTTTGATGGGCTTGCAGCATGATGATGAATCTTGTAATATGGCAGGTATCTCAACCATTGTTTATGTAGCACGTACAAAAGATGTCCTGACCTGGCCAACTGTAACTAATAATCCTATTTTACCTGAAGATAAAGTTAATCTCATTGGTGATTTTGAACTCAATCCTGGTACATACTTTTATACTTTTTATTCTACTCAAGAACTTGGTGAATTTAAAGCAGATGTAGCTGGTCCAAGAGATGGAGAATATTTTCAAATCACAGGTAATTTCTTTTATCCTAATACCAACGCAAGAGCTTTGGGTATTACTACCCTACTCAAAAATGCTGATGTTGTTATTATTGTAAAAGAATTTTCGGGAAGCGGTCAAATGAGAGTTATCGGAAGTCAAGAACTACCTGCACGTATAAAAGGAAGCGAAGCTAGCGGAAAAGGTTTTGGCGACCAAAAAGGTATCACTTTTAATTTTGATGCAAGCTCTTGTACTGTACCTAAAGTTTATTATGGTGATATTATTACTGAAGATATTACTATAAGTAATTCTTTTGAAATAGATGAAAGTTTTACAAATATTGACCTTGCTGTTGCTAATTCTTTTAAATGTACCAAAACAGGAAAAACAATTAGTATTGGAAGTTATAGTAACGCTCCAGCCGGTAGTCTTGCTAGATTTTATTGTAGTGGCGATTTATCACACATTAGTTTAATACTATTTGCAGGTGCTGAAATAAGAGTAGAAAAAGGCAATTACGCTCAATTATTTTTTATTCAAGATAATATGCCAGTTGTAATTAGTACAGATATTGAAGTTTAATAGTAAATTAATATGAAAGAAATATCAGAATATTTAGCACAGGACAAAGCAAAACGCAACTTCAAAAAAGGAGTTGAATTGCTTAGTAAACACGAAAGTACTTATGCTGTAGCTTTCGGTCAGCAAATCAAAAAGGAAAAACCGGATGTACTTATGGTGCATTTGTTAGAAAATAGATTGCGTAGAATTTTACGTATAAAAGGAAATCTAGTTCCTAAAGCCAATCCGGTAGAAATTTCAAAACCTTTGGTTCAAACTGAAGAAGTTCCAGAAAAAAAAATAACAAAACAAAAACCAAAACCGTTGGTTCAAACTGAAGAAATTCCAGAAACAGAAGAACAAAAAGAAGAAAAAGTTGAAGAACCGGAACAAACAGACAAAAAAAAAGAGAACAAAAAAACAGAGCAATAGTAAATTCTTTGCTCAAATTGAACTGGTCTGATTTAACTTACGAAAAAAAGAAGTTGTTTTTCAAAAATAATGAAGCTGTTTTTCTGCAAAAAAAACAGCTTCTTATTCATAATGCAAAAATTACTGACAAAATGAAAGCATTACACGAAAAAATGAAACTCATAACTGATAATGAAATCAGGTCTGATATTGCAAAAGAATTGCTGGAATTAGATAACCAAAAATTTAATAATTGGAGACAAATAGATGCTTTTTGATTTTAAACATTACAACGTAATCAAAGAACAAATCGGAGAAATCACCGACAGTTCTTTGATTCATTTTATGACTTTTGGCAAATGGCATAGTTACGAACTGCTGTATTATTTACTTTCATTTACAGGCAAAAGCAATGTTACAATTACTACTTTTGGCTTATCAGAAGAAGGTCTCAGAAGTTTACAAAAAGCGAAAAACGAAGGTTATATAAATGACTTGACAATGATAATAAATTTATCAGCTCGAGTATATAAAAAGAAGTTTATGTTTTATCTCAAAAACGTTGCTGATACTGTGCTTTTGCAAAATATACATGCTAAACTTTTCATTATCGAGGGAGAAAATTTTAATGCCATAGTAAACCAATCTGCAAATTTTTCTACTAATCCAACAAATGAAAGCGGTGTAATTTCTACAATGCCAAATGATATAATCACTTACAAAGATTATATCAACAAAACTATAAAATTAAGTAAACAATTAAATTTTTCAGAAAATGTTATTTGATTTAAAAAAAGTTGAAGAACTTGGAAGTCTTTTTTATAGCATAAGCGAAGTTTCAATTATGCTTGAAGTTCCAATTGACAAACTCACTGACGAAGATAGTAATGAGTATAAAGCATATCAAAAAGGGTTTTTAAATTCAGAAATTGAACTTAGAAAAGAAATTCTTGAAACTGCTAAAACCGGAAGCCCAAATGCACAGGAAACTATTAATAAAATCATAAAATCAGCTAAAACTACTAATAGTCGTTATGCCTAAAGAAAAGTTTATTGATAAAATTTCACGTTATTATTTGGATAATGACAAAGATTTATTGACTCCAGACGAAAAAAAACGTAAACAACGTCTGGATTATATCATTGATTTAAAAATCAATGACTTTGCCATTTCTGACAAAAAAATTATAAACTTAATTCAAAAGAATTTTTCAATAAGTCAAAATACAATTCTTACTGATATTACTATCGCCGAAAGAATTATAGCCGGTAGTAAGTCAAATGGTATTGATTTAGAAAAAACTTGGATACGTTATTTTATCAGTGAAGCAGCAAAAGAAGCGTACAGAATAGCACGCGACAAAAACGATTCTTACTCTATGATACAAGCGGCGAACATAATTGGAAAACATAACAACACCGACAAAGAAGATGTTTATTCTGATTTGTTTGATAACATTATGCCTTTTATTCCTGAAATTACATCAGACCCTTCAACCATCGGAATAAAACCAATGAAAAATCTTGACGAAGTCAAATTAAGATTAAAACAAAAATACACTGCTATTGATATTGAATATGAAGAAATTGACGGACAAAAAGACTCTATATCTTAATCGTGCTCAAAATTATATTTTTCAAATCGGTGCAAAAAATTTGACTGTTATTGGAAGTAGAAGAGTAGGAAAATCAGAAGGTATAATAATGCCGGTTCTACTTCGCAATGTTCAAGCTATGCCAAAATCTAACGGAGCAATAGTAGGGACTTCATACAAACAAATATTAACCAGGACACTACCCGCAACTTTGCACGCACTTTCTAGATTAAATTATCAAGAAGGTGTGCATTTTTTTGTAGGACGTAGAGCTCCAAAAAAAGCTAATTTTCAAGAACCATACATTATGCCAAGAAGTTGGGATTATATTATTCATTGGTATAACGGTTCCATAAATACTTTAATTTCTCAAGATGTACCTTTTTCATCAAATTCATTAACAACTGATTATGATATTATTGACGAAGCAAAAACTATCAATTATGAAAAATTGGTTAATGAAACATTTCCGGCTAATTCCGGCTTATATCACTTCAAAGAATCTCCTTGGCATACCGGAATAACAATAGTTACTGATATGCCGACAAATAAAGCAGGTGAATGGATATTCAAAAAAAGTCAAGAACTTGACAAGGAATTACTTTCAGTTATTGAAACCATTATTTTTGAAATTTGGAAACTAAAACAAAAACCAAATTCAAATCTTCCACACATTCAAAATCAAATCAATAACCTAAATAAAGAACTAAATTTTTATAGAAGTAAATTATCTTTGTTTATGGTTCTCAACATACTTGATAACCTTGAAGTTGTAGGTGTTCAATATGTTGATGATATGTTTAGAAACCTACCTCCCCACGTTTTTTTATCTGCAATTCTTTCACTTAAAGTAAAGAATGTTGATGGACTTTTTTATGCTGCCATTGACAAAAACAAACATTATTACACTGCAGTTAATAATTCTTTTTTAAATAATTTCAGGAGAAAAGATGGTTCTATTGATGTAAAGAAAGCGTGTTCTCACAAATATAATTGTTTGCAAGATACTGATATTGATAAAAACAAACCTCTTTATATTGCTTTTGATACCAACATAAACATCAATTGGATTGTAATTGGACAACCGGATTATCTGAATAACAAACTAAAAATACTCAATAGTATGTTTGTTAAAACTCCAATGATGTTGCCGGAACTAATTCAAAAGTTCTGCAATTATTATTCATCTTTACCAAACAAACACGTTGTATTTTATTATGACCAAACCTTTTTGCAAGGACGTTCGGGTACAAGTTCTGAGAGTTTCTCTGAAACAATTATAAGAGTTCTTACAGCTAATAACTTTTACGTTACTGATGTTTACATAGGTCAAGCTGAGCGACACGCAATCAAACACAAAAGCATTGATATGGCTCTCAAAGGACAAAAAGGGCTTATGCCTGTATTCAATGAGATCAATAACGAAGCTCTTATTTCTGCTCTCGAAAAAGCCGGAACAAAACTAACTGCACTTGGTTGGGGAAAAGACAAATCAGAAGAAAAACTGCCGGACACAGAAGAGAACCCAACCGAACACCGAACCGATGGAACTGATGCCTTTGATACTTTGTTTATTGGTTGTAATAACTTTCCTCAATACATTAGCGAAGAATCTATTATTTTAAGTACAAAGTTCTATTGATTTTATACGGACTTTGTCTTTATAGTATTGCTTTTTTAATTTTGAATTAAAAGAAATTCAAACACAAAAAAGCAAATCAAAACGTGTTAAAAATTTTCATTCCATTCTTACATTCAAATCATTAACTTATTTGTCGTTTTCGCTTATTAGTATTGCTTTTTCAATGTGTAAATTCTGTATTGTGTTTATCAAAAGCAAAAATTAATACGGACTTTCATTTAATAGTAACGCCGCTGGGCTTTGGCTTTGGCTGTACACTTTTATATATTTGTATTTCTACATATAACGCATAAAAAACTTGTTTTTGTCAAGTTTACATGGAGTGAGGCAAGGGGTACAAACTGATAAGCATTAGAGATGCTTAGCTAACTTTTTGTAAAACGTTGATTTATTAAATATTACAAAAAAATAAACTAGTGTTTATTTCGTTAAACTTTTTTTAAAATATTTTTTAATTTATTGAAAATCAATTATTTACGTGTAAAAATTTCTTTAAAAATATTTGGTTTGTAATGTTTTTTTGTTTACTTTTATATCTCTCTAAGGGAATAATCCCAAAAACTAATTAAATTTTATTATTATGTCTATCAAAACACAAAAAAACACAGGTAAAAACGGTTTTAATCGTCAAAATTTGAAAGTTAAAGACAAGAGTAACAACCCCGAACACACCGAAAAACAAGACTTTGAAAACCTCGAAGAATTGAAAAAAATTGAGGAGGAAAATTTTAAAAAAGAACTGGAAAAAATAACAAACGAAATTGAAGAATTTACACCGGAAACACAAGAAACACCGGAAGAAAAAAAAGAAATTGAACAGGAACAAGAACAGGAACAAGAACCGGAACAAGAACAGGAACACGAAGAACTAAAAGAATTAAAAAAAGAAATTGAACAGGAACACGAAGAACTAAAAGAATTAAAAAAATTTGCTGAAGAACTCGAAAAAATTAAAATTGATGCTGATATTGAAATAACACGGCTACAAGCTGAAAAAGAGGAACTTTTAAAAGTGAATGAGGAAGAGCAAAACAGATTTAAAAACGAATTTGAAAACCTCAAAAAAACAGTTGAAAAAATAGAAACCGAAAACAAAGAACTAAAGAAAAACGCATTTTATGACATCAAAAAGGCAAAAGAATTTTTTGATAAAAAAGCCGAAATAATGAAAAAAGTACGAATTTTTGAAATAAAACAAAACAAAATAAATGAGGTTTTGGGCGAAATTTCAAGTTTAAACGATTTTGATGAATCAAATTTAAAATTAAGTATAAATATGAGTGCAAAATATAATGATATTATAAGCTTGTCAAATACTTATGTAATCAAAGAAACTTTACAGTTTTTAGCTGTCAAAATAGCAGAGAAAAAAACAGAACTTGAAGCCGATTTATTAACTTTTGAAATTTAATATTTATGCAAGCCGAAAAAAAACCACTCCGAAAAATTGACATCAAAAGGGATATTTTAAGAGATATTTCTAATAAAGCTATTGAATTTAGGACATTAGCTTATAAAGAAGCTATGGACAAAGGAGAACAAGAAAAAGCATTATTTTTTGACTTAATGAATGTAAATCAAGCAATACATTATTTTATTTATAAAAATGTAGAATTAAGAACTTTTTACGAATGGAAACAAGAAGGATACACAGTCAAAAAAGGTTCTAAAGCTCTTTTATTCTGGGGGCAACCAATTAAAGCAAGTCATTTTGATGATAACGATGACGAAAAAAAATACAAATTTTTTCCGATTGCGTTTGTTTTTAAAAAATCCGATGTTGTAAAACCTGAAAAAAACACTGCGAACGCTTAAAAAATGATTACGTAATTTATAAAACGGCTTAATATTTTGGTGATTGCTACTTTTGAGAATGAGCCTAAATAAAATCTGAAAACGGAGCAAACGAGCAAACTCCTTAACTCGCTGAAAATCAGTTAAATAGCTGAAAGCAAGCAAGTTAAGGATTTGCGGCGGCGGTTTGGTTTTATTCCTCGACCTCAAATTTTTATTTATCTATCTTAAATTTTTGCTTTTGAGGTCAATCATAAAACCATTTTTTGCCGACAGCGACATAATCCTTCCCCGCAAAAACAAGGGCGTTTGTTTTCGCCTTAAAACATTTTTCATTTTTCTTTCAATTTTCATTTTTTTTAAACTATAAAGTTATTATTTTTACGCAAAATTATTTTATGATTGGCGAGTATAAATTTAACAAGCTTCTTCGTGATATTATTATAAACGATTTTAATGATAATCAATCCGAATTTGCACGTTTTATGAAAACTACCAAACAAGAAATTTATCGACTTTATAATAATAAGTTTCCACTAAGCTACAAACGTTTCAGAGTTATCGCTGAGAAATGTGGTTATTTGGTTAATATTTCAATAGAAAAAAATTGTCCTTTATAAGGACTTTTTTTTTTATCAATATTGCAATATGATACACATTTCTGAAGCTATTAACATATTGAATGATAAACAACCGCATGATATTGTTTTTGTATCCAAAACAAAAGGCACAAAAACAGTTATGACAAATACTGTTGTGCTTTCATCGTGTTATGAAAAGCGAAAATTCAATGTTAAAAGTTTGAACTCTAATCAAATCAGAATGGTGTATTATGTGCTAATTATTGAAGTTGATAATCAAGAAGTTTACTTATGACACCAGAAGACAACTATTTTTCAGGCGTTCAGACTTTCAAGTTTGACGATGCTATTTTCAAAATCAAATCATCTGAAGAAATCTTTGAAACGGTTACTGAACCGCTCAAAATTGCTGAAGTAACAGATAGAGGTGTTGTTCCGTGGGGACAAAATAACAACCTACCTTTGGAAATATTAGAGTTAATAGGAAGTAATCCGGTCGCAAGTTCATCTCTTGAACATAAAATTGATGTATCTTTCGGCGGAGGTGTAAAGTTTGGTAAAATTGTAAACAAAGAATTTGTTGAATATACAATTGATGAAATCATTAAAAGCAAGGAACTTACAGAAATTCAAGAGTTTTTTGATAACAATAATATCAACGAACAATTTGCCGAAATAATTACTGATTTGCAGTGGTTCTCAAATTCTTTTGTTGAAATAATTTTGAACAAAGATTTATCAAGTCGCCGAAAAATTACACGTTTGACAGCTAAAGAAGCTACTTACAGCCGTCTTGAAGTTGCCAATCCAAGTACCGGAACAATTGAAAATCATTTTTATTATGGAGAATGGCCTAAAAAGCCAAAAAAGGAAGAAGTAAAAATAACTCCTATTGTAAACTCTGCCAACGAATTAAAAATTAAAATCGGTAGAATTTCAGACGGAATAAAACCATTGAAAGATGATAAAAAATTTCGTTACATTATTCCACTTCGTTTGAGTTCACCTGGTAAACTCTACTATGCAACTCCTTATTATTATTCCATAATCAAAAGCGGTTGGCTTGACTTTGCCAACTCTATTCCTCAATACAAAAAAGCATATATGCAAAATGCTATTTCAATCAAATACATAATTGAAATTAGCGAAAAATATTTTCCACGTATTTTTAATCAAGAAGGTATTACTGAAAAGAAATTAAAAATTGAACGTGTAAAAAAAGAAATTGACGACATCAATAAATATCTCAAAGGAGTTGATGCAGCAGGTAAATCAATGGTTACTTATTTTAGAGAAACTCCGGACGGCAAAATTGCTGTACCTGACATCAATATAAAAATACTTGACCGCAAACAAGGCGGTGAATTTCTTGATGATAGTCAAGAAGCTAATGCAATG